TGTAATACGTATATCTGTGATCTTGGGGTCGCACCTTGTCTTTCGGATATCTTGTAGATATGCATAGGGTGTCCTGTTTCATGCGTAAAGTCAAAACCTCTACTTGTACCTGGCGTAAACAATTTAAACTCTATACGTTCAAAACCTGTCAATGGCAAGTGATTAGGTATATTTTGTGCGTCTGTTAATACTATGTCACCTGATAAACACTTTTTATCTATCGACTCATAGATGTTTAACTCAGTCATCAATGATTTAACGGAGATTTGTTTAGGTTTACTGGTGTTGCCGTTAGATGATAGGTAAGAAGTTAATACTACGTCTGATAGTATAAAGTCACCAGCTTTAGTTAATAATTCAGTATCTATTGTATTGTACATAGGTCATTATCTATTGATAAGTTTATCAAATTCCTCTATAAACACATTTAAAAATTGAGGTTGTAATAGTTTAATCTTTCTCTTTTCGTCTTGTAATCTTTGTTCATATTCATAATTACTTACACTACTTGCGCCAACATGGTCACTATTGACCTCTAATAAGTGTGAATAGTCGTTACTTGTCGTAGGACCACTTGATTGTGCAATTTCATAATGATGTATTGCGTCTGGATTTGCGTACTTATCAAATACATAAGTTTCAAAATCTGCATTACTCATTGGCCAGTCATGGTAAGCGTCTGTAATATTATTTGTTAGAAGTATAACCCAATGTAAATCTGCACTACCAAAGTGTTTAAATGCAATTGTTTCAGGTCTATCACCATTTTGTACATCATAGACATCATACAAACTTGCTTCATTTTGTATTTTACTTCTAACTTTAATTCTCTTAAATAAATCTGTAACAAGTTTATAGTTCTTATCACCAGCTATATCGTATTGACCTGTTGGAAATCTATCGAAATATGCCATTAATAACCGTCCGCTATTCTTTCTTTAGTCATAATTTCTGTTTCTTTAAATGTTAAACTCATAGTCGCCATAGTTGCTGGTGCGCCTTTAGCGTCAACATTAAATGTAGATATGACATCTTGTGGTGCAAAGTTCACGTTCATACCTGTTAATACGCAACGTGATACCCTTGGAATATAAGAGTTTCTATTTTCTCTATACATGTATGTAATTTGAAATTCTGATGGTGCTAAAAAATATGATCTGTTTTCATTCTTAAATTCTGGATGCATATGAAACTTAAATAGGTTAATAATTTTATACATCTCTTCTTTTTCAAAGTAATTTTTAGGTGCAAACTCAAAAGGAAAACTAAACTCTCTGAATGGCACACCTTGGAATACTAATTCCATTTGAGAGTTAACTGCTTGACCTTTTGCCTTATCAAATGCGCCTTCTATATTTTCAAAACCTGGTATTAAACTAGCTGCACCAAAAGCTGCCTTTCTTAATAGTATCGTACCTGCGTCACCAGCTAAAGCACCAGCAGTTTTTAAACCATCTAAAAAACCTTCACTATCAAGTGTGTTTGATATACCTTGTCCTAACAAACCTGCAAGACCTGTTTCCATGTCATTATAACCTACTGCGTAGTTAAACTTTAATGCTTCTCCTGGTGTATATAATATCATACTATCAGAAACATATGTGTGAGATGGCGTCTTTTCATTTAAACCTGAGTTAACTGCTTGTACTCTTGTTTCTGCACCTACGCCTTTATCTGAAGCAGTCTTTACTTTGTCTGCTCTACTGATTAAATTTTTTTCACCAACTAAACGATCTGATACACCTATGATACCTTGGTCACCATATTGTTTTGATTTAAATTTGGATGCCTTATGCATAATGACATCAAATATAACATAGTGTCCGTCACCTAAGTTTGATGTTTCTTGCGGATAGTATGCCGTTCCATAATTATATGGATTCTCTTTCATGTGAGAAGTAGGACTTGGTGATTCTATTTCTAACGGTGATTTGTTAAGTAATTTAGCTGCGATCTTTTTTGTCTGCACCTGATTATTAGAACCTGATTGAAACCCCTGTACGGTGTTTGCAATTGCTCCTTTAACTACGTTTGCAACCTTTGATGTGAAACCCATTTTAATTCCTTATATATAGTTACTAATATTTATATTGGTTTTAACATGAGTTACAAAGGAATATACAAACCCTCCAACCCTAAGAAATACGCTGGAAACCCTAATAGAATAGTATATAGATCAAATTGGGAAAGAAGATTTATGGTCTATTGCGATAAAAATCCAGAGATTGTAGCATGGGCAAGTGAAGAATTAATTATACCCTACAAAAGTCCTATTGATAAGAAAATTCATAGATATTTTCCAGACTTCATTATCAAAACGGCAAAGGGTAAAAAGTATATGATTGAGATTAAACCTAAGAAGTATACCATACCACCTAAACCTGGCAAGCGAAAAACTAAACGTTTCTTTGGTGAACAATTAGAATATATCAAAAACACCGCTAAATGGCAAGCTGCGTCAAAGTATTGTGAAGATCAGGATATGGAATTTAAAGTGTTTACTGAAAAAGAATTAGGTATTTACTCTTAGGGAGATACAGCACCTGCCATATTATCAAACGTTGCGTCACCATTAGATGTACCACTTGACATACCAACTGTCGTACTACTTGATCCACTAATATTTGTTTGATTATTATTATTCTGTAAGAATGGTATATTAGATTTTGATTTATCTTGTAATTCTTGTTCTTTAATTGTGTTAGCGTCAATCATTCTTTCTTCTTGTGATTTGCCTAAATTTGCCATATCAAATGGTTGATAACTTAATGAACCTAATACGTCACCGACCTGATTGTTACCTGTAATCTTAACTTGATTTGCGCCTCTTAAATTTGAAATCATGGAAGCTTCATCACCTGAAGGACCTAATTTTTCACTTTCAATTTCTTTCTTTTGTAACAATGCGTCAAGGTCTTCTCCTATTTCTGCACCAGTTTTTTCTTCAACAATTTCTTTTTGTATTAGTGGTATTTCTCTTCTCTTAGGTAATACTTTATTTACTATTGAGATTATACCATTGATTACATCAATTAAAAAGTTTTTGATGTTAGTAAATTGTTCTTTAAAGAAATCACCTATTGTTTTAGGTATACCCATTAAAAAGTCTTTTACACCTTTTAACTTATCTCTAAACTTAATTAGACCAACAACTAAACCTGCAATAGCAACACCAATTAACACTTTACCTGTCATAAAGAAAGCACCTAAGAATTTGATACCACTAATTAACCCTTTAAATCCTTTACCTAAACCTTTAAAACCAAATGCAAATACTTCGCCAACACTTGTTATCTGATCTTTAAAAGTTGTAAATGCTTCGCCTATTGCCATAAATGGCGACATAAATGCGTCTAATAATCCTTGTAGAGCAGGTGGTAATCGCATACCCTCTCTAGCTTCTAATGGTGATTCACCATCAGGATTTAATACTTCATTTTCATTATCTAAATTGTTTCTTAATTCTTGTAATCTTGCTTCTTCTCTTATTATAAATTCTTTTTCTTTGTTTGTTAGAGTTTCTTTTTTAAGGAGTTTTTCTCTTTCTTTCTTAACATTCTTTTCATCTTTAATATATAATTTTTCTTGTTTTTGTAATATTCTCTGTCTATCTTTGATTTCTTTATTTGTTAAGATGTTTGCTTCAATTCTATACTCTTTACCCTCTCGTATAGTTCTTGTTTCAGCAACAATATTTTTTGCTCTTAGATCAGTAACTTCTTTATCTGCTTTGATCTTTTGTTCTTTTAGTTCTTCTATTCTATCACCAAGTCCTTTATTAAAGTCTTTAACGTTGAAACCTAATTGATTGACTATCTTTTCTGCTTTTGATAATGCACTTTCAAAGGCAGCTATTGTACCTTGTTCAGCTTCAGCAGTTATTTCTTTTGCTAACTGTCTGACAACCGTTGGTGCAATTACTGTCTTTCTACCAGCAGATACCGTTTTCATAGTATCTGACATGATAGTTTTAAATAAATCTCTAACGTCTGACTCTAATACTGCCATTATTTACTCTTTTTTGATGTACCTGCATATAGACCAAACCAAGCTGCGCCAGCACCAACAACTACTGATACTAACCCACTTTGTTCCATAGTAGGAGCTGATAACTCCATATACCATATTACAACCTTGTATAGTAAGTAAATGTATGTTGAGATGAATATTCTTGGAAATATTCTCCAACTATCTGTCGCCTTTGCAAGGTCAATTAAACCTTGGTATCTGTTTTTACTTGAATCAATAGTATTTGTATCAATTTCAAGTTCTAAGTTTACTTTTTTAGTGACCTCAGCCATTCTTATCTCTCCTACGTTTTTCGTTCTCTTCTTTAATGTAATTGATTAGCATGTTCACGTATATGTCCCTTTCCCAAGGTATCATATTTTCAAGTTCACCATAAGAGTATTTATGATGTTGTATCAGAGCAAATGATGTTTCGAAGTACGCCTCTAGGCTGTTATGGGAGAGGCTGATTCGAAAAAATCTGCTAGTCCTGAAAACACAACTTTACTCTTTACACCTGTGGTTGGATTTGTAACCTCTGTTTCATATCTAACCTTAGGCATAGTATCAAAGAATTTCTTTATTTCTAAAAACTTCTCCTGTGGAAGTTGTTCAAAAAATTCTTTTAATTCATCTGTTGTACTGTCCTTGCTTGGATATATTTTTTCCCCTTCAAAGATATGGTCAACACACTTTAGCAAAGTACTGAATACTGTTTCAATACTAGCTGTGTCTATATCTTCTTGCCCTTTTAATAATGCAAGCGATGGATATTTAAGTACAACACCTAAATTCTTGTTTGCGTCAATGATTACTTTATTTGTATGTTCATCATCAACTTCTACGTTTACTTCGGTAAGATCAATCTCAACTTTAGCATATGTCTTTTTATCATCTGGACATAATACTCTAAAGTCAGCTTTCTCACCTACTGATTTAGCACGTATATTTAAAAAGATATACTCTAAATCAAATAGTGGTAAATTGTCAACGTCTAACTCATTAAAAGTACATGCGTTTACAATTTCTCTAGTAGCGTTGTAAATGTCTTCTTGTTTACCTGTTTCACTAGCTACTAATAAAACTTTTTCCTCTTTTACAAGAAAAGGTCTATATTTGACCTTTTGGTCTGCTGAGGGCAAAGTCAATTCATATGTTGGTGTTTCCACCTTTGGTAATGCCATAATTTAACTCCTTATTAATATTATATATTTATAGGCGGTATTTTAAATGGTGGGAAAACTCTACCGCCAGTTACTCCACCAATTGGTATTCTACGTCTTAAATCTTCTAACACACCTTTACCAGCACGTCTGATTTCAGGAGGTAGTTTACCCCATATTCCTCTATCTAATGTTTTTTGATCGTGTCTTGTTTGTTCACTTTTTCCAATATCTATATTACCTGCTTGATTGATAAAGAAGTTTGTCCAATATCTATATGTAAAAGTAACTTGAAATGTTTGTACTTGGTTTTCTTCATGTGAGTATTCAACAGGACCAACAATTGTAGGAAAGCAATCATATAGATGTACAGCATAAGTTACATCATCTCTTTCCTGAGCACTTGCAAATGAACCTAGTTGAAATATATTTACAGGTGAAACATAATTATCGTAATAATTGTAATTAAATGTTTCCATGTTTACAGCTGCACCTTGCCATAATTCAAAATAAGTTCTTTCTCTTAAAAATTTATCTGTATAGAAAGTTGCCACTATATCAGCACTTTCAAAATCATATGCAAATTGTCTTCTTGGAGCTGCACCATGTCTGATACTTGCCATTTTCATAGTTCTATCTGGCATAGTAATCTGAGAACAAAATAGTTGTACTCTTTTGGCGTTGTTTCTTTGCACTTCTTGTGCTTGACTTCTTGTAGTAAAACCTTTTTGTTCGGTAAGATCACTTGCAATAATTGGATCTTCATCTCCGAATGATATACCTATACCTACATCTGGTACACCTCTTGGTAATTGAAACTCTACATAAAATCTTGCCTTACGAGCAAAACCCTCTGCTTCATTTACTAGTGCTTGCATACGACCAACTGTCGTAGCAGGATTACCACCAACCTGTTGTTTTAATCTTGGATCTTTTTCAACATTTTCTAATGATCTATCACGTGGTATACCGATACGTATATCGTGTCCACCAATTCTTTTACCGCCTCTTAGTATAGACATTAATACATTCTCCTACTGTCTGCATAAACTTTATTACTACTTGCACCGACAAACCTTTGAACAGGCAAGTAAACTGCTAATGCAGCTTCGTCAGCGTCTATTCTTAAAAATTGACTTCTTACATGACTAAACAAATATTTCTTAATTGTTGGTCTTATAAAACTCATATTTTTAACTCTACTCCAACTGACATCTAATCTTGTTTTTTCTGATAGATTACCACTTGTACCATATTGACCATGTAATCTCTCTAATAATCTAAATCTAATTAGTGGTGGTAGATAATGAAAGTTAATACCTACAAACCCACCTCTAAATGCTTCTATTGGCAATACTAGTGGAAATGTGTCATAATAAGGTAGTTTTGCTTTTGTTTTAGGGTCATAGAAAAACATATTTAATCTACCAGTACTAGGTCTACCAATAAGTTTACCACTATTCATTAATTTACGTGCTGTTATCTTATCAGCTATTGATGATACAGCGTTTCTGTACCAACTAGATGATTTTCTAACACCACCTTGTTTATCTACTAATGGTTCTAAAATGGATGCCATAATACTATTTATATGCTCGGAAATAAAAAAGGGACAGTATTTCTACTGCCCCTTTAAAGTCGTCAAAAGTGAGAGAGATGTTACTCTTCTTGCGCCAATTTACTAAAATATGATAAAGTATCATCTTCATCATCAGCATTTAAGTCTTCACTTGGTGCAACAGAGGCTGCTTTTGGACTTTGTACAGATTCAGTTGCTGGCGGGAGGTCCGTATTATCAACTGTTCCTGTATTTCTTGTCCCCATAATTACCCTATTCAGTTTCTCTTTGAGTTCATCATAGGTCTTAAAATTACTAGGGTCTAAGAAAGGTTTTAGAGGATGTTGTAACGCCCATACAGCTTTGATTTTATCATCGCTCTCTGCAATAGGTGATACTGCCTCAAATTCAGATTTGTCATAGTTCCAATAACCATCAACTTTTCTAATTTTTAGTTTAAAGTTTGCACCTTTCCAAAAATCAAATGGGTTGATTGGACTTTCATCTTCAAATGCTGGTTGCATTGCTTCAGTAATCTTATCAAAGATTTTTTTACCAAACTTAAATAAAAATACTTTACCATCATTTTCAGGATGTTTTGGGTCTGACACAACATAGATGTTAGAGTAATAAGATAATTTTCTTTTACGCTTTCTAGCAATCTCTTTATCGCTATCAACACCTGTATTCCATAATCTAGTATTCTCTTCACTAACTGGATCTTTTTGATTCATAGTTGTTAGTGAGTTCTCAATATACCAACCACCTTTATCTTGGAAGGCATGAGACCAAACTCTTTGCCAAGGCATATCTTCTCCCTCAGAAGCTGGTAAAAATCTAATAACGGCATAACCATTACCAGTTTTATCTAACTCTGGTTTCCAGAATCTATCGTCTTGGTATTTGTTTGATTTGTTTTGATCCTCAGGATTGAGGTTTTGTTCAAGCGCCTTTGTTAATTTATCAAAGTTACTTGATGATGATTTTAATGTTTCAAAATCCATATTTTCTCCTTATTATTCGTATTACGTATTTGTGTTACCTGTATTATCGGTATCAATATTATTTATAAGACTTATTCTACTTGTTTTCAATATAATTGTCAAGTGTCCTTTGAAATTTACCAGCATGAGATTTTTCTGCTTTTGCTAATGTTTCAAACCAGTCTCCTATTTCTTCGAAGCCTTCTTCTCTAGCTGTTCTTGCCATACTAGGGTACATATCTGTATATTCATGTGTTTCACCATGTATAGCAGATTTTAAGTTTGCTTCGGTTTCACCCATTGGTTCACCTGTTGCTGGATCTCCAACTTCTTCCAGATATTCTAAATGGCCATGAGCATGACCTGTTTCTCCCTCTGCTGTACTTCTAAAAACTGAAGCAACATCTGGAGCACCCTCAATATCTGCTTTTTGAGCAAAATATAAGTATCTTCTATTTGCTTGTGATTCGCCACTAAAAGCGTCTTTTAAATTTTCTGCTGTTTTACTGCCTTTTAATTCCATAACTACCTTATAAGTTAACGTTGATGTAAACAGTCCGCCGTGGGATTTATGGATTTACCCACAAGCTTCCGGGAAGAGTCCCATGTTCTTTTGAAGATAGGTCCCTACTAACAACTACCCTTGGTGTCTTCAGGCATTCGCCCATAACCCTCCAAGAATATGCCTTACAACCTCTTAATCGTTGTTCAGCCAGACGGACAATAATGTTTGCAAGCCATCATTGCTTTACTGTTAATAATAATATATCATAATCTGACAAGATTGTCAATGGTGGAATAATCCACATATGAAATATTACTAATTTCTTTCCACTCTTCAATAGGTTGGTTTACACCGTCATTGGCGCCTATACCTAATCTATTGACTTTATAGAATTTTATGTTAGGATTACGTGTAAATAACGTTTTCCATTGTTTAATCCAATTAGCTGATGGTGTTGGGTGGTGGTCAGCTGCGACATAATGTTCAGTACCCTTATATAAGTTATTTACCTTTGGTGTCGTTGATCTCAAATCATGTCCAATTAGATAAACCTCATCTGGTGACTCGACCTTTACTGCCACATTTCCTGACATAGGACCAGCTGCCCAACCCTCGTCTTTTTCAAATAATTCTGTTAAGCTGGTTGATTTGTCATTCTCTTGTATCCAAGATATAAAAACACTCGTATGATCTACTTGTTTTAAAAATGATGTTTTATCAGTTCTTAATATTCTTGCCATTCCATGTAAAGATGATCCATTCATTACAAATTCTGTAGCATTGTTTTTATCATTCTCTTTATGTAAATTATATTCTTTAATAGCTTTTCTATCTTCCTCATTCATTGTTGAATACAATAACGAATCATACATATAAGCAGGACATTTTGTCCAGTTTCGAAAATAGCATGGTATTTTTTGACCAACACCAGCATGATATATTTCGTGCATAATACCATTATCAACTGATATTAAACTATCAGGTAAAAAATCTCTGTATATGGCATTACAACCATATATCTTACCATGTGGTCGTAAGGTTTCTAAATTAAAACCTTTTCTACTTTCACCGTTACCTATACAAAATACTCTTTTCATCCATTAAACCAACTATTCATTATACCAATAGCATAGATAGCTACACTAATTGCATTTAAAACTATTAATGCTCTGTCATGCCATAACATTCCTACAATTAACCAACCTATCATACCTAAGATTGCAGGATATAAGTTGTAAGGAAAGATATTAGATGATGTCATTACCATTGCAATAATTAATAATATACTACTGGTCCATTTTATATACCACGATAAATCATAACGTGGTGTAATTTTTTTATAAACTCTACTTGAATTTAATTTTTTGATTTTATCATCTAGTTTTTCGTTTATTGGGTCTATCACTTTATATCCACCTCATTGCAACAAGCCAACCATATAGATTTACCAAACAAAAGTAACCTACTAACATTGTTGGCCATGCTAACTTTCTTCTATAATGTGCATACACAGCTGTTAAACTACCAATGAAATAACCTGGATAGATGTATCTCATATCTGGATCAACTGCTGTAATAGCTAATGTTAAACTTGCGCCTACTATAAAAAAGAAACTCACAAGTTCATAGTAAAATGCCACC